TAAACCCAGTAGCACCAGTTCCACCAATGAACCCAGTCGCACCAGTTCCACCGATCCCAGTAGCACCAGTTCCACCAATAAATCCAGTAGCGCCTGTGCCGCCAACTCCAGTTGCACCAGTTCCACCAATAAATCCAGTAGCGCCTGTACCACCAATTCCAGTAGCACCAGTTCCACCAATGAATCCAGTAGCTCCAGTGCCTCCAATAAATCCAGTAGCGCCTGTGCCACCAACTCCAGTTGCACCAGTTCCACCAATAAACCCAGTAGCACCAGTTCCACCAACTCCAGTTGCACCAGTTCCACCAATAAACCCAGTAGCACCAGTTCCACCTGATCCAGTTGCACCAGTGCCACCAATAAATCCAGTTGCGCCTGTGCCACCAATAAATCCAGTTGCGCCTGTACCACCAATAAAACCAGTAGCGCCAGTTCCACCTATTGAACCATTAGAAGTAGAAATGCCACTTCCATTCCAATATAAAGTAGAACCACTAGCGTATAGAACATTAGCAGTAGAATATGGTATGCCACTAGGTAAACGAATGCCGCTAGCTACAGTAAGATTGCCAGAAGTTACAATATTTATATTTGGAAACCAGCCTGAACTTGTCCAGCTCAATACATTACCAGATTGAATGCCGTTTGTATAAACTGGAAACCCCTGAATCGACCCCGCATTCCATTGAGCAACGCCACTTCCTACTTTACTAGCAGATAAAGAAATAATCCATGGGGGATCAATATAACGACCTGTAGTAAATACAACATTATTTAAAGTTAGCTTATCTCTTTGAATTATTGGCATTATTTATTCCTACTGAATATCAATCAAATGTAATTTTTAAAGTTCCGCTAGCAAATATAAATTGACTATCTTTTAAAAGCGTTTTTGCATTCGTAAGTCTTCCATGAAATAATATATTGCCTTGCTGTGCAGTTGGGCTATCTGTTAAAATAACTCCATTAACCTGACCCAAATCATTACCACTAACGGGAGGAAAAATAATTCCAGATTTATTATGTGTTGCTGTTGCATTGCCATTAATATAAGGAATTTCCCAATTTTTATCGGTTCTAGGAACTGCTTGTCTATAATATCCACAAGTGCCATCTGGTGGTTCTTGAGACATATTTCCTTCTTCAAGAGCTGTTGCATTATAAGTTTGTACAAGTCCTACATAAAAAGCTGTGTCAGAAGCGTTAAAAGGAGATGGCAAAGATTGGCCTCTCATTAAAAAACTTAGTATGCCAGACTCTAAATAATTTGATAAAGCACCCATGAACAGTCCTCCAAGTTAAAAATAGTATAATCATATTTATATACACAAAATAAAAAAAGAACGGGCCAAAGCCCGTTCTATTATTTTTTATTATTGATAGCTTAAAATTAGAAGCTAGCGGCGAGAACTCTACGGTTATCAAGAACACCGAAACCAACTTCGGCCCAACCATAATAACCTTGACGTTGACTTCTGTGAAGACCTTCGTCTTCGAAGATCTCAACTTCTCTCTTGACTGGCATGACAAAGCTATCTCTAGCATTGAGGTCCAAGCCAACGATAAGTTCAACATCAGAATTAGGTCCAAGGGAACCAGAAAGGTCACTTGTGAAGAAGGTTTGATATTCTTGACCGTCACCGAATTCAAACAAGCCCGTAAGATTAACACCAAAGATTCTCGTCAATGGAGCTGCATCTTCTGTGGCTTGATAAACTTCACGACGAGAAACTTCGTCTAATTGATCAATGCCCCAGTTACGAATATCTTCAATGGCTTCAGGTGATAAGTAAAGGTCGGTTAAGCGACCCGTAGCTGTAACACTGTTACCACCACCATTGCGCAACATCACTGTTTTAGCAAGGGAGATAAGGCGCTTGGTGAACTGGCCAACAGCAGCATCGCCATCATAGACGAGGATATTGCGGTCAACAGCAGCGGCAAGAATCGTGTGCCAACCATCGTCGTTCAACTTCTTAACGAAACCGGACTCAAGAACTTGCATTGCACGGGCAATGATGTCCCAGCGAGCTTCGCGAGCATAACGAAGAAGGAAGTCAATGCTGTTGGTGATGCCGTAGGTGTTAACCATGACGTAATCGCCTTCAACGTGACGTTCTGGAATACGACCGTGGCCCGGATTGGTATAAGCTGTGTAGTCACGCTCTGTACCGGGAGCAAGAAGGTCGAGTGGGAATTCAGGCTGTGAACCCGGTTCCAAAACCATCTTCTCGTAGATATTCGTTACGACATCGCCGAACATGATTCCCTTACGTAAAGGCAATTCAAGGGCTTTCGCAATTTCTCTTTGTGCGTCCAAAGCGACTGCTTTGTCAGAGTGGCCTGAACGAACTAAAAGATTGATAAACTGATCACTTGGTCTCTGTAACATTCGATATTCTCCTATTTCTATTTATTTAATTAAGGAAGGTTAATTTCAACTTTGGCATAACCATCAGCATCTTTGGACGTTAAGAAACGACCAATTTTAACAGCGGCAGCGTCTAAAGCAACGCCTCTTGTTGATGTTGAGATTAAACCACTGTCGGCAACGTATGCAGCATCACCAGCAGCTGGTGTACCAGTGCCAGAGATCCTATTGGTAACAACATAACCTTTACGAAGAATCGTAACTTTGCCACCCTTTTGGATCTCGTCTTTGTGCCAGTTAATGTGTTGACGTGTGAGGTCAATACTAACCATATCATTTAAGAGAATACCAATTGGAACTTTGCCGGAAGGATTTGCAACGTAAGTAACTAAACTTGCGGATGAATCCATAGCAGCACCAGCAGGATTACTGCCAGTAGCCAATGTAACAACACCACCTCTTTCAGCGACTTCGTTCATGAAGAAAGAAACGTCAGTCTGAATTTCGTAACGATCACCTTTTAATGCCATTTGAATAAGCTCCTTATATTACTTAATGTTAGCCGTTGTTTTTAATACGCTATTGCTGAACCACTCACTTGCAAAAGATCTAATAGACTCTTCTTCACCAGATTCGCCCATTGGAATTTGATTTTCTGTTGCAACAGCAGTGTCCAAGACTTCTGCTTCTGCTTCATTTGCGTCAACTTCTTCAGATGCAAATGCTGGCTTTTTCTTAGCTTTGTCAGTTGGCTTTTCGTCTTCCTTCATTTCTGTAGGAGCTTCTTTTGACTTTGCAGTCATTTTAGCCTTCTTCAATACAGCAACAACGCTTTCAAATACTTCATCAGCTAAAGATTCGAATTGAGCTGAAGTTTCTTCAACTTCAGATTCATCTAAACCAGCTTCAGATAATTCAGCTTTGCGCTTTGACATTTGCTTTTCTTTTTTCATCTTGATCATTTCTTCAAACATTTTTTTCTTGTCTGTCTTTTCAGCAGCAAGAGCTTCTTGAGCTTCAGAAAGTTGAGCTTGAAGGTCGGCAACAGTAGCCTCGACTTCAGACTTAGCCTTCTTAGCTTTTTCGGTTTCTTCTTTCATCTTGCTAGCTTCTTCTTTCATCTTATCTTTCATCTTGTCAGTAGCTTCTTTTGCTTCCGCAAGTTCAGCCTTTAGAACTTCTAAATCATCTTGCATAGTAATCTCCTCAGCTTTCGATTCGTTAAAAACAGTAGAATGTTGTTTGTTTAAAATTACACTACGAGGGTTAGCGGGCTTTTTAACAAGACCAACACCAGAAAAAGAAATGTTACGTAATAGTCTACCTACTTTATACCCATTATATTCACCTTTGCCGCCATAAGCTCTTAAATGTTTAGTTAAGAAAGCAGAAGATTCTTCTCTTTTAATAACTTTTTGATCGCCCGTAGAGCTTATCAGGGCGTAATCAAAAGCAGGAAAAAGGCATTCCATTGACACATGCCAAGTCTTACCTTGTTCAACATCATCAATGATATCTTTCATCCTAGCTTTTAATTCGTTAGATGACCAACTAGTATAAAGCACAGATCCAATAGTAATATCAAAATATGCAGGTAATTGCGCCACATCGTTAATATCGTCAGGTAATCTATTGCCATCACCATCAGTTACATAACATGTTGTAATATGACCTATGATATCTTTTTCATCATGCATATAATTAAATTGTTTATCTTCTGGAGTGGACCTAGCATTCCACATCTCAGCGGCATCGAATACATCATCATTTTTATTCCATCCAGCACTAGCTAAGATAGATTTAATATAATATAAATCGATTTGATTTTGATTTTCAGCTATAGCTTTACAAGTAGTAAAGTCATTTTCTGTTGGGGTGTATGGTATAGCTTCAGAGCAAAATGCAATAGAAGCATTGCTCTTGACTAGTTCTGCTATACCATCTTTTATCTCTGACTTAAATATTTGCATAGTATGTTACCTCATAAAAATATACACACTTAAACCTCAACAGCGGATAAATTTACATAAACAGAAGCGTAAATATATTTCATCTCATCTACGGTTGGTTTTCTTGTATTTAAATACACAAAATTTTCAATTTCATCGCCAACTTCTGTTACAAACGCTTCAGAGGGTCTATGAGATTTATCTATTAACTCTTTAATAATTTCTGAATTTAATTCAACAAACGGTTCAATTCCAGTTAATAGACATAGCTTAAGATACTCAAGTTGATCAAACTCACCCCTAGTTAAAGATCTCACATTTTTCTTTTTATAAAAATCTAACATCATAGGTGTTACTTCATCTGCAATAGCTTTTTGAACATTATAAGCCCAAAGAATAGCCGCCGCTTCTCCCGACTTAGGAAGTACAGTTTTAGTTTTTCTTTTTGTTTTATCTTTTTCATTCAGGGGTCTTCCCCCTTGCGGATTAGATTTAGCTGGTTTAGCTTGTTGATTAGTGCCACCTCCAGCTGGAACGGGATTCATTGGTGGAGGAGGAACATCAACTTTAGGCAAATCAATGTCATCATAAAATTCATCATCTATTGCGTCTTTTGTAACTAAAATTTTAGCTACATCATTACGTAGATTTGGATTATGATATGGGCTTGCTTTTCTTGGAGCAACATTATCTGCTCTACGAACTTGCTCTTCTCTTCTAAGTCTAACCTTTTCAATACCCGGCATTTCACCAAACCTTTCGAGTATAGTTTCTTGTGAAATAATATCTCTATCAGCAAGATTAATAAGTAATTGCTTAGCAGCAGATTCGTCTGATAAAATAATAGTATCAAATCTAATTTTAGCTGGAAGTCTGAAACCCATAGCTTTTTGAACAGCTTCAATTTCTTTAATCCAGAATTGAGTTAATACTCCACGACCATATTCTAATCTTTCAATAAGCATTTTTAAAGATACATAGTTATTACTATATCCACCACCACTGCCAGCAGATCCAGTTAAGGTAGGTGGAATGCCTAGCCCAGCGTAGATACTAGCTAATACAGGTTGATATTTTTCACTACCTAAGAATTTATAAACTTGAGATTGACTCTCTTTAAAGTCTAGTTCTGGCCCCCATACCAAGTCCATAGTACCACCACCAGTATTAGAAGCTAAGATATCTCTTAATTTATTAACAACGTCTCTCTTAGGAATAATCTTGTGATCTAAACTACCAATTCTCCACAAGCGAATCTGAGAAATTGCCCCATCAAGAGCAGCAAGGTCAGCTAGTTTCATTTTCTCTAACATAACTAAGTCATCTAAAATAGCATAAATCATAGGATTAGCCCATACTAGCCAATCATCTTTTTTATAAGAGAACACAGACACTTTATCCGCATCTAATGGGATTTGCCTTTTGCCTTCTGTAATTTGCTTTTGTAGATCGGGTGGCAACTTAGAGAAATTATTACGCATGGTAACATTAGCAGATTGAAAGGAATCATAGGTTGTTTTAGATAAATTTAAAACATACTTAGGATCGCCGATAAACATTCCATTGTAGTAATTTAAAACATCAACAGCTAGGGGATTTAAGAAATCATAAGCCCACGGGATTTCCCTTTTATTATATTTTTTATTAGGAATTTCCATATCCGCTTCAGCACTAGCTTTTCTTAATTCTTCTTCTTTAGCTGCATTAATTTTAGCTGTTCTTTTTTTTACAACAACATTTCCAGTACGATATAGATAATTAAGAAATCTCTCAGATCGCTCAGCGCCATTAACTTGCTGAAACCATTTTTTATAAAATCTTTCGATTGCCGCATTGGGGTGTACAATATCAATTCCTTGTGCTGCGAAATCTCCCATGAGATCGATAACATTACGAATAATACCAACTCTGTCGTATGCATCCATACACATCTTCATAATACGCTTTTGGCGTGTTGGCATAGATTCTTCAGGACGGAAACGATAATAATCATTTCTCGTCATGCTAGTTCTAACTGATTTATTTGGTTCTACATCAATATAATTTCGATAAGAATACCCTATAGCTTTATCATTTTGAATTGGAGAGTTTTGATTATACGCTTCATTCGCCTCAGCAAATGCTTTATCTTTAGAAGAATCATCAACCCAAGTGGAGTACAAATCGCTCATTAGTATTGTTTCCTTATGTAATAGTATTGGTAATCATATTACTATACACACTTAATATAAAAACTTGGCACTTTCTGAAAACCATTGTGGACCCGAATAAAAATCATTACCCTTTTCGCCAACATACGCTTGAGCGAACCCGACATTTTTATAATATTCTTCTTCGAATTCAATAGTTAAACTCCTAGAATTTAATAATCTAGCAGCATGATTTGCCATAATTAATGCTGAATATCTATCCTTACGTAATTTATTTTTCTTGCCACTACGGGTATCTGGAGTGTCCCATCTCTCTCTTCCGCTCTGGCTTTGAGAAATAACAATTAAAGATAATTCATTTTTAAGTTCTTCGATTTCCATAACACAGTCTTCTAATGTGTCGTGCATTCTATTATTTCGTTTATCTTCTTCAAGAGAAAGACCTAGAGTTGCAGCGTCAAAGAAAGGAAAGATAATAGCTTTGTCTTCCATGTCTTTTCTAAGACCGTGATTTGCCTCGCCAGTCCATTGAGCAGATGAAAAATTACACACTTCGATAATATGTATTCCGGGTTCATCATCTGTAGGAGCTGACTTCTCTGGGTTAATTTTAGGCCATATAGCCACTTCGCCATCTTTAAGCTTATCTTTATCGTGTAGGGATTCCATGACTGCTATACCACCACCTTGGGGGTCCATTGCGATTTCTACAGTTGGAAAGATTTTCATAAGGGTTCTAATTTTTCTAGCACAATATCCATAAAAATCATTATCTTCAGTTAGATGGGCTTTTACACTTTCTCTATGTCGCTCCCTAGTAGTTGTCCAGCAATAGACTACTCTTCTGTGATCTTCATTAATTTCAAGAACTACAATAGAAAAATTATCAACTTCAGACGCTGGGTCAACACCAATAACATATTGTTTATTCGGGTTTCCTCTAGTGCTAGCTTCAAAAAATACCTCTCCTGAGCTAAGAACAATTGGTTTCTTTTCAGAACAAACGCATGATTCTATCAAACTTCGTTTGAAGAATCCTTTACTGTCTGTAGAGAAACATGCTCCATATTCCATCTGGTAAATACCAGCGTGTACGGTGGCCTTCGATCTAGATATCTGACCATCATCCATAAATCCCGGAGGTAATAGTTCTACAGGTATTCGGTATATCGCGTAGTCTTCCCAGTTAAAATCATTAGGAACTTCACCATTAAATACTTCTTCTAATTTATGCTGAATCCCCTTGGTCTTTATAATTGCATGATATTTCTTCCAATATTCTGCAAAATGATTAAAATCATAATAAGCTGTACCAGATAATATAATCTGATTCGATCTATAGAAGTCCAGATTTGCATCGACATATTCTAATTGTACTCCAAGCTCTTTCGCCTTTTTCTCTTTGGCTCTAGCTTTTACTTTTTCAATAGGCGAACTTGCAAC